ATAGAGGTCTAATACCATATATTTGTATCATCTTCATGAACCATTGAGTCACCAAACTAAAGTCATTTTGATTGCCTTCAGTTAAAGTTACAAAACCCTTTTTAATCCAGATATCATATGGCACGTTATCTTCTTTGATTCTTTTCTCTACAACTTCGCTTGGCATAAAAAAATGTGGAATCACATACTTCTTGTTGCTATCTCGTTTTTGAATGACAAGTACTGCAGCTGTTAAATCAGTGGTCGATGATAAGTCTACGCCACCAACCGCATATGAATCTCTTAGTTCATCAATTGAGTAAGTATCTTCATTGTTTAAGTCATCAAAGGATAACCACGATCCAGAATCTGCTTGTTTGATATTAAAATCCTTACAAAGCATCGTCACTCTAGTTGATAAATCATGTTTCGATTTGTTCATAACATCTTCTAAATATAAAGGCGTTTTAACAACACCAATACTCGGATTTGACTTTTGCCAAGTTGATTGATCTTCATATATTTCTTTGGTTGAGTCCTGAGTATATAACCAGGGCAATACCCTATGATCTGAGATTTCACCTTTTAGCATCTTTCTAGCATAATCTAACTTGCTATCTAAAAAACCACCGATAGTTGTTCCTTCAGTGGTTATGATAAATATGAGCGGTTCTTTTTTAGTTGATTGTGATTGTTTGATTGCGTCATAGACTTTAGAATCAGTCATTTCATGAACCTCATCAATACAACCAACCTCGATATTGTATCCATCTTTATTTCTTGATTGAGCAGATAGCTTCTTTATCTTATTCTTTGTTTTTGGTGAATAGATATGAAAGATGTTCTTCTTGCTTCTAGTATCTTTGGATAAAGCTGGAGATTGCTCTCTCATATTATTAATCTCTTCAAAAAGAATGTTAGCTTGTTCTGTTGTATTAGAAGCACATACGATATCCACTCCACCGCTTGAAAGAAAAAACTCAGCTAAATCAATACCTGCAACAAATGTTGTCTTACCATTCTTGCGAGCAATCAGTAATATGACTTCATTAAATCTTCTGAGTCCTGAATCAGCCATTTTAAATCCATAAGCAGTTTGAATGAGTGCTTTTTCCCAAAGTTCTAAGATGAATGGTAATCCATTAAATGGTGATTTTGTGTGTTTACAAAATGTCTCAATGAAATCAATTCTCAAGTTACCTGGTTTTTCATCAAAAATGTATGTAGGATTTTCCAGATCTTGGATAAGTTGATCTAACTCCGTTTTTAGTTCTTGACCTACTAATATATTACCATCTTCAATTTCATTGTAGTATTCGATTAGATAGTTCATTCATTCGCTCTCTTAAGAAACTCATCAAATGCATCATCTCCATCATCAACTTGTGTTCCAAGAATTGTATTTAGTGTTTTAATGACTGTCCCATATGAATTCACAAGTTTCGTGTAATACTTAGCTGCTTCAGTTTGACGTTGTGTGCCTTTGCTGGATATTTGAATAGCTCCATGCTTTCTGATTTGCTCTTGTAACTTATCAAGTTCCACCTTCATAAATGCAGCTTGATAAATTAGATTATCTACTAGTTCTGTCTTTGATTCATCAACCAAAGAAAAAAGCGACTTTAATCGCTCGTATTCATGTTCTATTTTCATAACTTGTTAATATCCTCTAAATATACTTTAGAAAAACTATCAAAATATGGATCGTCTTGAATTTTATTTTTCTCGAAAATATGCAAGCTTAATTTATTTAATATAGGTATTATTTCCGAATTCAAGTCTGCTATTTTCTTTATTTCTTGTGATTCTATATCTCGAGCATGTGTTATTTCTTCTCTTAATCCTTTCAATTTCAACCATTCAGGTTCTGTTAATCCATCTCTAAGACTAGCTTCATATAATTTTCTAGCTTGAAATATGGCATTGTGACAAAGCGTCATATGCAAATCACTATAAGCAATGTGCTTATTTTTAAACTCCTCATCAGATATATTTAGTTCTTTAAATCTGTTCAAAATTTTATCTGTTAAAAACTTTAGAAGCATCAAACTTCTTATAAAATTTTCTTCTAGGACATGCATATTCTCACCTACTTCAAAACTAAATTCTGGATTTTCAAAAATAAGAGCCCGCATTTTTTAATTGCCCCCCCTGTGCGGTACCCCTCGAAAAAATATCTTAGCAGGATGGGGGGCTAATTTAATGCATTAACAAGTTCATTAATTTTATTCTTTAACAATTGAACTCTTCTCGATGCACTGCCGTTATTTAGAGTGTTGTATCCAGAAACATAACCTCTATCAATGATAATATCATCTTCGTCTCTGAACTTGAAACTGAAAAATTTTTCCGGATGATCTTTTGTCTTCTGTCTTAATTTTTGAAGTTCCTCAACCATTTCAGAGTGACTATAAACTAATATTATAGGTTTATAATCAATAGCATTTACACTCATTCCACGTTTTTCAATCAATTTTTCAGATTTCACATGAATATAACTTCCCATGAGTACATAGTAATCAGCGTATACTTCATCAGAGATATTAAAATTGTTTAACCAAAGATAATTGTACTTTATATCATTTTTCTTGCCATCTACATATGATCTAGATGATTTTACTTGAACAGTAATTGTTTTCCTACTTAATCTATTGAATAGTATTAAATCAATACCTTTTTCTTGTCTTGATAAGGGTGCAAATACTGAAAACTGTTTATTGTTTCCTTGATTAAGCATCTTTAGTATTTCTTCTGAAACTATATACTCTCCATAATCAATTACACTTTCTTTTCTCATTTTGACCACCTCATTTATAAACATTATACCAAAGTAAAATTGTTTATTCGAGGTTATCTATGAATTAAGTTCCCATCCTTATCAAATTCTTTTTCTTTAGAGAAACGCTTGTGTTCTGCATTGTGACATTTTTTACACAAGAACTCTAAGTTATCTTGATTTAAACTTATATTTGGTTCAATGACATTTTGAACAGTTAACTTAATGATGTGATGTACTTCTTCACCTAATGCACCGCAACGTTCACACTTTCCATTGGCTGCTCTTATCTTGATTTCTCTTGCTACTTGCCATTGAGTAGACTTATAAAACCGATGTAGCTCTTTAGGCTTTCTCATATAACTTTCTCAATTCAGCAATCTTACCATCTACATGTTCCCATCGAACATTTAAATCCTCTCTACCAAAGTGTCCATACTTCGCTAACTCCTGGAATTTGACGTTATCTAACTCAAGTTCTTTTTTAATGTGTTGTGGTCTAAAATCAAATGCTTGATTGACAAGTTGTTGTATCTTGTCATCACTCATAATTCCAGTATTAAATGTATTCACATAGACACTCACTGGCTTAGCAATACCAATCACATAACCTAGCTGTATCTCACAATGTGTCGCCAAACCTGCCCCTACAACGGCTTTTGCTACTAATCTGGCATAATAAGCCGCACTGCGATCAACCTTGCTTACGTCCTTACCAGAGAAAGCTCCTCCGCCATGCTTTGCATAACCACCATAAGTATCAACAATGATCTTTCTTCCAGTTAATCCAGAGTCTGCATAAGGACCACCTATCACAAACTCACCTGTTGGATTAATAAGAATTTCTGCTTCTTTGATTGTTTTATGATCAAGAACTTTCGGTAAAACTTCATTGATTATGATATCTTCGTATAGCTCTCTTCTTATCCATGATTTCGTTTGTGCTGAAACAACGATTGTTTGCACTTTTTTAGGTTTACCTTTTTCATATAAAACGGATACCTGACATTTGCCATCAGGACCAAAGATATGTGCATATTGTTCTTTACGAGCTTTGTCCATCTCTTTCGATATTTGATTTGCCAGCATAATCGGTAGTGGCATTAACTCTTGTGTTTCATTACAAGCATAACCAAACATGATTCCCTGATCACCTGCACCTTGTTCATGTGATTCTGTTGAATCAACTCCAAGTGCGATATTTGGAGATTGTTTACTAATCTTTTCCATGACTTTGAAACTTTCTTCATAGCCGATTTCACGAAGTTTGCTTTTGGCTATGTCTGCATAATCGACTTTTGCAGTTGTAGTGACTTCACCAAAGACAAACACTAGGTCATCTTTTATAGCCGTTTCAACTGCAACTCTAGCATTTTTATCTTGTTCTAAAATGGCATCCAGTATAGCATCACTGATTTGATCACATACTTTATCTGGATGTCCACTAAACACTGATTCACTTGTTATGACTTGCATTCCACCATCTCCTTTATAAACGATTAAAAAAGGAGCTTGCGCTCCAAATTACTTATTTTGCTATCTCCCATGCTGTATATACTGACCGATATGAACAATCCCAAGTATCAAGTATCACGCCATCAATGCAAGCTGTAACGTGTCCAGCCATTTTTATGATGTAAGTTCCTTTTGGATGCAACTCACAAAAGTTGCTACCTTTGATTCTTGGTTCTCCCTTAACTGGTTTAAATATGAGTCTTGGATAATCCTTCAAATAATCGTATAGAAATTTGGTATCTTTATAATTGGAATATCCAAGTTCACGTTTAGCTTGATTAAGTTCTCGTCTACATTCGAGATAGTCTTTGCTTGTTGCAGTCGTGATCGCTCTTACAACACAGTCGGTTGTTTTGATACCTTTTGGATGTGCATTGAACTCTTTATACATTAATCGTTCCATCCTTTATTTAACCATTTAACAAGCTCTCTCGATGAGTTTGTTTTAAATGCAGGTTTATCAAATCCATCAAGTCTTTCATAAACTGTATACTTTGAATCGTTCCATACACAATCAATTTGAATGACGATGAGGTTATTATTTGTTTCGATATCTGCAATTCTGAAATCATCATAGAGTGGTCCATTGAGTGGACAATTATTCTTGAACCACACATAACTAGTCTCAAGATCTACTTTTCCGCCTGGTTTGATTTGCTTGATGATGTTACCCATCTTCTTTGTTTTGTTAGCTAGGCTTGTGTCTTTACAAAACCAGTCGAACCACCCTGCATTGATTTGAGTTGTTGTATCAGTTCTGTCAAACTCGCCTGATTTAAATCTTTCAATCCATTCGGATAATTTAATCTGTTTTTCCATAACTTTAGTCTCCTTATAATTTTTTGGTTACTCTATATATCACTCTAAAGAGACTTAATAGCAAGTACTTTTTTTACTATAGTGACTTATTTTCAAAATAATCGAAATCGCTAAGTGGAGACCTTTTTCCATTTCTGATTAAATAACAATTATCATTAGATGCCTTATGCTTGATATAACGTTTCACTATGACATCGATAAACTTTTCATCAAGCTCCATGAGATATGATTTACGATCCAATTGATCAGCTGCGATCATAGTTGATCCAGAACCACCAAATAAATCTAATACGGATTCATGACGTCTTGATGAATTGCTGATTGCTTTTCCAACTAACTCTAAAGGTTTCATGGTTGGATGTTCTTCATTTTTTCTTGGTTTGTTATATTCCCAGATGGTATCTTGAGATCTGTCATCAACAAAGTAATGAGCAGCTCCTTCTTTCCATCCATATAAAATAGGTTCATGTCTCCAGTGATAATCTTGTCTGCCTAGTACTAATGCATTCTTTACCCAAATGAGACATTCCGCTAATTTGAAGCCAGAGTTCTTAAATGCATTTCTAAAGTTGAGTCCCTCAGTATCAGCATGACAAACATAGATTGCACCACCTGGCTTTGTATGATTGAACATGTTCTGGAAAGCACTGTATAAAAAAAGATAGAAGGTATTATCTTCCATCTTATCGTTTTTGATTTTTCCAGCTGTTCCTTCATAGTCAACATTGTAAGGCGGATCGGTAAATAACATATCTACTGTGTTACCATCAAGTAATGTTTCAACTTGTTTTGCATCTGTTGAATCACCACACATAAGTCGATGAGGTCCAAGTTCATATATATCGCTAATCTCAGAAAAAGGTATCTCTGGAATTTCATCATCGATATCGAAATCATCATCAGCTGCATTATCTGGAAGCAGTTCTTCCATTTCTTCAAATCCAAACTGAAGCATGTCCATGTCAATTCCAGCTAACTCTTCTTCAAGTCTTGATAAATCCCAAGTAGCAAGTTCAGCTGTTTTGTTATCCGCTAAGCGAAAAGCTTTGATTTGTGCCTCATTTAAATCATCTGCGACAATACATGGCACTTCTTCTAAGCCAAGCGACACAGAGGCTTTTAAGCGCGTATGTCCGGCTATGATGACGTTGTCACTTGTAATGACTATTGGAACCTTAAATCCAAACTCCCTAATCGAGTTAGCAACTGCTTTGATCGCTTCGTCATTGTTTCTTGGATTGTTTTCGTACTCTTGGAGTACTGATACTTGCTTCATCACGATATTCATTCATCCAAACCTCCTCACCATTTTCTATGCGTTTTTGCATAAGTTCAATTTCTGCTTTCTTTTCGTTATACTCAATACCAAATTTCGTAATGAGTAAGTATTTAATTGCTGTGATATCAGGTAGTGACTGTTTCTTAAACTTAGTAATGCGCTTTTTGGTTCCAGTCTTTGTTTCTTCAATCACTGTTTGTGTTTCTTCATATTCAAAACCTATCGCGCGTTGATAAATGGCATCGAGTAGTTTTTGTTTTAATTCTTCATCACCATACTGAAAGGCTGCATTAAACTTAGGATGTGCTTTCTTAAGTTTAATAATCGTTTTCTCTGTAATACCTAAGTATTCAGCAATCTGCTTTTGAGTTGCTCTTTTAGATATCATTTCAGATATGGCTTTTAATTTAACCTCTAAATGTCCTGATTCATCCCATCGCTCATATAGATCAAGCATTTTTCCTTTCATTCAATCACTCCAACTGTATACAAAAAATTGTAATTATTCACCAGTTGGAATACTACAAGTATCTCTGCAAAAACAAAAAAGAACTCATCTCTGAATTCTTTAAGTGTCTCTAGGCTGGTTTTAAAGCCAGTATTCCATGTTGTTTATAGCTTTGCTCAGTTTAATCATAACACACCCTTGACAAATTCACAACGGTTCATCGTGGTCCATCAGGGTCCATTTTTATTACTAACTAATTACTCATCATCTTCATCTTCATCTTCTTCATCATCATCTTCGTCTTCTTCATCGTCTTCTTCAAAGATATCATAATCTGGTTCATCATCTGGATCATATGGATAATCACCTGGATTAGATAATTCTAATACTTCTCCTCCAGTATGCCAGTTACTGATATATTCTAAAGCCTCTCGTTCAGCTTCTTCAT